CCAGAGGACTCTCTATTAAATTATGGATAGCTAATAAATTAGACCGTCCTAATATTATGTTTAGATATGGTATATTCAAATATCAAGCAGGTTCCATACCTACATTATCTCAGATTTTTGTCGGTGCTAATGGTAATAGAATGATGGATAAATTAGATTCAGAGTATATAACAATAGTTTATCAGAAAATAATTAATTTACAGGCTGGCGTTTCAGGTTTGCTAACATCTGGTTCTGGTTTTCAAAATAAAGAAGCTCATACATATAGAAAAATATGGATTCCGTTAAAAAATAAGAAATTAGTTTTTAATAATGGAGGGAGTGTTCCTAAATTCATAGATTACGGTTTTTTCATCGTTCCTTATGATAGTTATGGGACCTTGACAACAGATACTGTCGCCTCGTTCGCATACGAACAACAACTTTATTTTAAAGATGCATAATTTTCCATCTATCTTTAGACAAACTTTCTTTTTTTGGTTCATCATTTGAGAATATGATGACGTGTGGTCTATTAAATATAACTTGTTCGGATTCATATTTCGTATTGTAAAACATACCATTTTTTATTTCTTCTATTCCTGTATAAGATAAATATTCATTGTCATAAGTTCTTGGCAAGTCTATTAAAATAATTTTAGGTCCTCTTTTATTTTTTTCTATGTATTTCATAATTCCATATTTCATATCATTACATTTACCGGCAATACAGATTGCCTTATGGTTTATACATAAATATCTACAAAGTTCTGATTTACCTTTGTTACCTTCTTTATCAACAGCCCATATTATGGTTCTTGGTTCTGGTTTAGTTTGACACCATTCAACGAATTCTTTTTGCCATTCTTTTAATTGTTCTTTTTTAATACATTCAATTTCTTCTGGAGGTTCAATGTTAGTATATATATTACCTGTTCTCGATTCTACTTTACAACAGTAATTTATACTTGCAGTTATATTCCGGGTTTTTTCCCAATGTATATTTTTATTTAATTTAAATTCAGACCATCTCATCTTCTTTTTTAAAATTATAGAACCTTGTAAATGTGGCGTTCCGTTACTTCCTGTTTCTTCTTGAAACATATATTCTTTACATATACTCTTAAAAGTTGTCTCTATTGTCTCTATATCGATTAAAGTATAATTATTAAGGGTAAAAAACCAGTTTTTACACTGGTTTATTTGAGGGGGATGAATACTATTACCATCCCCCTTAATGGCTCTAATGGCACTATTTGACATATCTATTATATAGTTAGAAAATTATTATATATAATTAAGTCGGTCATATAATCACGTAGTGATTATAATGGACCGACGCTCACTATAAAGATGTATAAAGATTCATAGAGCTATAAAGAAGACTACCAAAAAAACAACAAAAAGACCCGAGCTTAGGGCTTAAATTTTTCTATATTTACTAAGAGTTCCTTATTAGATTAGGATGTTGGCACCACACAAACTCCGATAACAGAAGATTTTTAATTTTATCTTTTTGTTTTTGCTTTTCACTACTGTGAAAACATTAAGAGAACAATTTAAATATCTGGCGTTTGAGTGGGTGCAGTGGGGGAGTCTAATGGAGAGAGATTCCCATAAATTATTTTCTTATATATATATAGAAACATATGGCATTTATTAAAAAGACTTATAAAAAAAAACCCACTTACAAAAAAAAACGCGTTTATAAGAAAAAAGGACTTAGTAAGCGTTCATCGCTTGTATCCCTTATAAAAAGTATTTCTCTTAAACAGGTTGAAACTAAAGCTACACATCGTATAGAAGAGAATGTTAATATTAATCATAATTCAGGTTATTTATTTACAAATTTATTAAAAACTCAACAAGGTATAACAGATACAGACACAGGTTCAACGGCTTATGCTAATCGTTTAGGCGATGAAGTAATCGCCAGAGGACTCTCTATTAAATTATGGATAGCTAATAAATTAGACCGTCCTAATATTATGTTTAGATATGGTATATTCAAATATCAAGCAGGTTCCATACCTACATTATCTCAGATTTTTGT